ATTAATTGCTACAGTGTTTTTTTTGTACTCAAAAGGCATTTCTTTAAACGTTGTCCCTCTGTAGTGTTTTAGGTTTAGGCTCATTTTCTATTTTTTTTAAAAATATTTCTAATTTCTTTTCGTTTTCCGTTTTCGGTTTGTAAGTTGTTGCTTTCATTGTAGATACCACCCCCCAAAGTTACTGTTTAAAATTGGTGCTTTATCGCCGTTTAATCTTAAATTATACTCAGGAAATAAACCATAATTAAACACCATATAATCGAGATATTTCTGCGAATAATTTTGAGCTATTTGACGTTCCTTTTCAATTAAAAAATCAACCTCGCTTTTATCTACGGTTGTGCTGTTTTCAGAATTGTGTTTAAACATTCCTTTGTTTGCAATTTGGTAACTAATAAAAGGAAGTACTTCAACCATCGACCAATGAATAAGCATCGGTTTAATATAATCGTTTAAAAGCGTTACATAATTCCCAGCCAAAGTACCAGCCACAATGTCATCGCTAATTTTCTTGAATAGTCTTGAGCCAAGATAGTTATAAATATGCGTATCTTGAGCTATCTTTATAAATTGTATAAATTTATCGCTGTCAATGTTACCATTTAAAGCTGTAAATTTTACAATTTCTTCTCTAGTTATAAATAGTGCGTTTGCCATAATTATTTAGTTAAAAAGCCTTGATTAGGCATATCAATTGGTTTCGTGTAAACTAATTTGTCATTTGTTGGTAGTATTTCGCCTTTTTTTCTTGCTTGTGCTGCTGTTATTTTGTCGGCTAAAGGCGAATTAACATCGGCTTTTTTGCGATAAGTTTCTCTAGTCCAAAAATGATGACAAGCTCCGCCTCCTTTATAAAGAAAAACATCATAAGTATCCGCACCATTCGGGCCCCAACCTTCGTTAACTTTTTGAGAACTCATTTTTTCAATGTCTTCTTTTCGGTAAACTTTGTTTGCATTAATCATTTTCTTGCAAAAATCACGACTATTGTCTTTTAAATCACCGCTATAGCGGTAACGGCTTTTAAATAATTCACCATCTTGACCGCTTTTTGCGTTTGGATTTGCTGTACCGGTGCTTACAAATGACCACAATTTTGATAATAGCGAGGGATTATTTAACCGTTTTAATTCCGCATCTAAATCCTTTTCCGTTTCATAATCTACGGCTTTTGCGCTTACTAATTCCCACTCATTTAAATCGATTGTTTCGCCAAATGAATCTAATTCGATAGCACTCATTTTAACAGGTTCAATCGGTGCAACTATTGGTAAATCGTAGTCTAGTAAAGGATTTAAAGGCTTTAAATATAAATCTAAACTAACACCATTAAAAGCTAAAATCTTGTCTAATTGCTCGCAAATAAACTCTTGTGGTGGTTTTATTACGTTGTTTTGAAATAGTAAAAAAGCGTTTTTCATTTCGTCGGCATTTGAGCTGAAACCACCCGCGCTTGGAATACCAAAAAGAAGCCCCGAAGTTACACCGTGTGAGAGCATAATCTTGCTTCTTGCCTCATTGCTCACATACTCGTACTGTTGGGATGCATTGTCTAACGGTACGCTGTCAATCGTAGTCTTTTTGGTTTCGTCTGAATTAAAAGCTACGATTATTTTGTCGCCACTTGCGCCTGTTGCTTTTTTCTGTACGCTTTCAACTGTTAATTTTTGCGTGTCTTCATCCGGCACGCCGTTATTAAAATTTATGATTTTCAAAGGCGAAAATTGCGACTCAACTAATGAAATCAAGTACTCCGAAACATTTTCCTCTAGTTTTGCGTATGGTAAACCACCGATGTATTTTACACTTGAGAAATATTTTTGCGCAATGGTGTATTCTCCACACACCATTACCTCCAAAGTTTTATTTCCATTCCCAAAAGAAGGTATTGGAACGGCTGGAAAATCTCGCAACTTTTCCCAATTATCTGAGTAGTAATAATTTTCGATTATGCCATCAACATTGCATTTTTCGGGCCTTAAATTCTGAATTGGCAAATGTTGAATTTCAACTATCTTTTTTTTATTCTTAGAGTAGATAATTTGTAGCGAAAATTGACCTAATAAATAATAGTCCGTTATTGCTTTACGCATTGTATCCTTTGAAAATAACATTTTCATTTGCGCGTACTCATTAGGCTTTCTTGCCCCGTCACGTGCATCTAATCCTTTGCCATAAATAAGTTTAACGATGTTGTTAATTACTTGGTTATTGGTGGTAGAGTTGTTGTAACGATCAATTAAAAACTGATAATAATCATTTTTTTCACCGTACTTTACCCATTTATCCTGTCGGCTTTCGACGGCTTTAGGTGGGTTGTATGCCGCTAATTCAATCACGTGTGTATTACTCATAAATTACGTATGTATTTTCGTTAATTGTGTAGTTCTTAAGTTCTTGACTTGTGCAAAAAACTTTGTCAATATAAACCACTTTGTCAACATTCAAGACTTTCAAATCATAAAATTCATTTTCTTTTAAATCGAAAACTGATGATGCAATTAAGTAATATTTTTCAATATAAAATTCAACTTCAAAGTTAATCCCGTTCAAAGTAATCGAAGTTGCGCTTAATTCTTTTGGAATAAATTTAATTGTTTGAATATCTGTTGTCGGTCTTAAATGTATCATACATTGTAAACGTAAAATGTCTTTTTTGTTTTATCTTTGTAAAAAAAAGATATGATACCAAAAGAAAAAGCAGAGGAGTTAATAGAAAAATTTGAATCATTTGTGGACTACAATGAATGCGACGTATTTACCGGACGTCAAAATATGCTTAAAAACGCTAAACAATGCGCTTTTATATCTGTTGCTTTTGCAAAAGACAATCCATTAAACACAGAAGGCTATAACAAGTATTTAGATGAAGTAAAACAAGAGATAGAAAGTTATAAATAAAAAAAGCCATCAATTAAGATGGCTTTAATTCTCCTTTCTTTTAAAATTATATTCCTAATACAATCGTGAATCCTGCACCTGTTAATGTGTTGTCAATGAAATTCGCTGCTATTGGCTCTTCGCCTTTTAACTCCAAAGTGTATCCGGATGCATCGCCCAAGTTGGTACCTGTTGCAATTGTTCCGCCTGTTACTTCCATACCTCTCTTTAAACCACAATAGAAAAAATTACCGTTGTTATCTTCAACAATTACTTGTGGTTTTCCCCACGTTAAAAGTTTCAATTCTTTGTGGTCCTTCATTGTTAACTTTGCTAAAGTCAACTTTAAATTTTGCTCAAAAAAAGTAGTCCCTGCATCTCGTGAACTTACAATAGTTTGGTCAAAACTATTCGCTCCTTTTAAATTGAACTTAAAGGCTTGTGGAGTTCCTAATACTGTCGCTATTGCATCGGTATCGGTTACATCATAAGTTACGCCTGTAGCATCACCATCATTCACAAAATAAACGGCTCTTAAACCTCCAACCGAATTTTTGTCTGGATCTAAACGACCCGCTGTAATATCTGCCATATCTTTATATTTTAAAAGGGCGGTATTTCACGCCCTTGTTAATTTTTCTTATCCTACGTATAAAACGTTAAACTTTTGGTTTGCTACGTGCGCTCCGATTGACATTACAGATTTGATAAACATATCTTCTCTGTTGTTTGCTATCTTTTCGATTTTCAAAGTATTGTTATCGCTTTCCAAATCAGTTGCCCAAATAACGTGCGATTTCAACATTGCTATTACTACATTGTTTGGAATTGGCACGAACTCTATTTTAACACCGTTAAAATAAAAGTTAGTTGCGCTAGCATCTACGTCGAAAGGTTTTTTGAAATCTGTAACAACATTGTTGGCCGCAACAATCATTTGTTTAAGATTCTTTGGAGCGTAAATAGTTGGTTGTTCAGAACCCGCTAAAACCTCAGCAGGAATAGCCAAATAAATTTTGTCAAATTCAGCTTTTATGTTTCCAACTGTCAAAGTCGTTCCCGCTACTTTTACTCTAGTACCTAATGAAGGAGTTGAGGTTGCATTTGAGCTATTGTAAATCATTTTTGATACAACTCCGTCAAGTTGTAAAGTTCCACCCGCTGGAGTTAAAGACGCAATTAATGTTTTTTCTGCTGCTCCAACTTGATTTTGAGCCGTTCCCGCTGTTAATGCTGCAACTGCTGTTTGAGTAGTTGTTTTCACACCGCTCCAAAACAAAGTTTCTAATGCTGATGACATTTTTTTAGAATAAACACCACCAATTAAAACTCTTTCGAATTCGCTTGATGTTGCATTCCACGCACCCGCTGCCATATCTCTTTTGAAACGTGAAAATCTGATAGCGTGAGGGTCAAACTCTTGGTAAAACATCCCTTTGTCTGGAGTTACTACTGTATCGAATGCGCTTAAAGTACCGGCGCTTGTTGGCGCTCCTGATACAAATTGTTGCAAAGTCGCTAATGCACTTGCCTCTGTGAAAATTGATTCCGCTTTTACATCGGTTTCAAAGGTCACCAAACCTTTTTCTATTGTATCATTTGCGAAAATGATTTCTTCCAAGATAGGCTCATAAGCCTTTCCTCTAATATCTACTGAATTGTAAGCTATTGGCATAATTTTTTATTTTTATTTGTTAATTTTTATTTTGATGCTCTGAACTTTTCAAGAGCCGTCATTGGTTGTTTGTTTATTTGTTTTGCTTCTGGATTCGCAACAATTGCCTTAGCTCCCGCCTCTGAAAGTTCGGTTTTCAATGCTGACAATTCCGCTTTCAAAGTTTTAATTTCGTTGTCTTTCGATTCGATTTCAACTTTTACACTTTCGAAAAAAGTTTCCTTTGATACCGTTTCAACTACTTTCTTTGCACTTGACATTTCAGGCTCTACTACCTCAGCTGGTGCAGCTTCCTTGGATTTTACCTCTGAAATTTGACCCTCAACAGTAACAACAATAATGCTGCCGTCTGTGGTTTCATACTCTCCAATCGGTGCAGGAATTGCGCCCTCTTCAGTTACAATTCCAACGCTGTAACCCGCTTCAAAACTCTCCGCTTCTAAGGTCGTGACACCATCAATGAGCTTCATCTGCTCTAGTTTCACTTCCAAAGAAAGCAAGGCTTTGACCTTATTCAACAAATCTTTGTACTCCATTTCTAAATTATTTAATGTTAATTTTTCTTCTGCTTCTTGAAAGATTCCTTCTATTGAGAAACCTTTTATTTCGCCTGATATTATTTTCTTTTTTATATCTTCGTCTTCAACTTTCATTGCAACAAGCCAAGTATTAATTGGATAATCGAAACCGTATTTTACTGACTTATCGTGTACTGCGTCTTCTTTTAACCAAGTTTCGACAACTGTAACGCCTTTGACATCGCTTTTGTGTTGTAATGTAATGTTGCTTTGATTCCCTTGCTGCATATATTTATGTGCAACTTTCGTAATCGTTTCACCACTCAAAAAGATTTGAAATATTTCACCATCTTTTGCTTTGCGATCAATCAACATATCAGGAATTAAAACCGCTCC